CTTGGTCCACATTTGATGCCCCAAATCGATGCAGGGGGCGCAAAATGGTAGTCGAATCAACGAGTTCAAGAGGCCGTTGCTAACCGATTCAAATGACTCAATTTGTTCCCGGACGGACACTTAGGTTTGAGAAATCCAGGCTATTGCTTGCACGTCAAGGCTGTGTACCTAGCCAATCACATGGTGGCAGTCCATCGGCTGCTGGGTGCCGAACGAAGTGCCGGCTACGACGGAACAGAGCAGCGGTGCGACCCATGCGCTTTAATACCCACGGCGCGATTGATCTAAAGACTGGCCGGACGGTCACGAAGGATGCGCTGACCGTCGATGACTTGAGCACGATCCTGCTGATGACGGCGATCGAGGCCATATTATCCCGACATACGGTGGATCTACGTCTTTCTAGCCCATCCTATTAACCAAACCAACCGGCCCCAAGACCGTTGTGTATTGACAACATTTATGAACACACCCCGCCGCCGACTGCCTTCATCGCGACTACTCACCCCAATAAATTCCGATTAACACGGTCACGGCCGAGTCGATTCACGGAGCGGCGTGAACCATGCGGCCCTCCTCGCTCTCTCCCGTGATGAGCTGATCGCGCTGATCCTGGCGCAGCATGCGCAAATTGAGGCGCAGGCGCAGCAGATCAGCACCCTGACCGCGCGCGTTGCAGAACTGGAGGCAAAGCTCGCGGCCCCACCGAAGGCGCCGGACAACTCCAGCCTGACGCCCTCGAAAGCCCGGAAGCCGAACCTGCCCGATCCCCTCACGAAGCCGCCTCGCCCGGGCCGCCCCGGGGTGGCCCGTGCGCTGACCGAGCACCCGGACAGGAACATCGAGGCAACACTTGCCGCGTGCCCGCACTGCGACCACGCCCTCGGCCCGGCCGACCAGCTCGAGATCCACGCCACGACCATATCGACCTGCCGCCGATCCGTCCATTCGTCACCCGGATCAATCGCCATAGCGGCTTCTGTCCTTACTGCCGCAAGCACGTAACGGCGCCGGCTCCGGAAGGGCTTGAGGCCGGCTCTCCGTTTGGGCCAGGGGTGGGCGCACTTACCCTGCATCTTCATATCAACCAAGCAATGAGTTTCGAGCGTCTCGCCCGGCTGATGGGCGAAGTGTTCGGCCAGGCGATCAGCGAGGGAGCAATCGCCGACATCCTGGCCCGTGCGCAAACGCCGCTGCTGGCCGCTGCCGCGCCGCTGGCCGCCGCGGTGCGCGTCAGCGCTGTGGTGGGCTCGGACGAAACCTCCGGCAGCATCCGACTGCCCGCGAACGGATAGTCAAGGTGCGACTCATCGATCGGCCGCATGGTCGCGAGATCGGTCGCCGACACCGGACATGGATCGTAATACTGGCTGCCACGGCTGCTTCCCAGCAGCTTGCGCTCGGCAAACCCGCCTTGCCGAGGGCAGCGGACAAAAAATCGTTCTCCAGCGTCAGCTCTCCTATCCTCGGGTCAAGCCCAAGGACAAGCTTTCGCATGCAGTGTGTTCAGGTCGACGCTCGCGCCCGGCGGTTGCCCCGGCGATCCCGCACCGAAAACGCCGGTCGCGCCCTCCAGCGGCTGCGCCTTCCAGGCCGCAATCTGCGTCGTGTGAACGTCTGACGACTTCCTCGCAAGCCTCGTCGCCTCATAATTCCTTCACCCGATTCCCCTGTCCCTCAAGGACTTCGGCATCGCGAAGCGAAACTTCCCGCTCGACGAGGTGCCCGGGAACTGAAAACAGGTCGCCACTACCACCTCACAACGACCAAGCCTGGCGCACCCGCGGCCCCATTGTACGACGTGGCGCTGTTGGCGCCGGTCCCGGCTCCAGCGGCGCCACCGCCGGGAAAGTTGCCCACCGCGCCCGTCGTGCCACTATTCTGTGTTCCGCCCATTGGAGCCGCCCCGCCCAAACCTCCTTGGTTCAGGATGCCTGCCTGCCCGGAAGATCCACCAATATTCACGTCCCCGCTAGAGCCGATACCTCCAGGCGTGGCGCCATTGCCCGGACTGCTAAGCGTTGCATAGGGGTTCAGACTGCCTCCCGTGGCGCTAGTATAGGTGAAAAAACTCGATGTCCCTCCCCCGGTTGCCGCGGTCCCTGACGTCGTCCCGCCATTGCCACCCAAGCCCACGGTGACCCCAATTAGCTGCCCCGGCGATAGATTCGTTATTCGCTTTCGCGCGTATCCCCCACCTGCCCCCCCACCACTCGGTTGGCTGCCGATTGACGCAAACGAACCAGAGCCCCCGCCCCACAGCTCGACTTCAACCTGTGTGACACCGGGTGGCACGGTGAAGTTCGCCGAGGTCGTGAAGGTCTGAACGCCGGAAGCGAAGCCGGGCCGCAATTGCGGGAGCTTCCAGGTCAGGAATGGGGCAGACGACGACACAGAAACGTTGGAGGCAAGAATTTGCGTCTGGCCATAGCTTACGGTGACCACATACAACCCGACCCAACCGGCATCCACGGGTGGTGTCTGTTGCTGCCCAGTTACCGCGGGGGCACCGGCCTTGAGCTGTAACTGGACGCGCTGTATGCGCACAGTATTCTGAGCGACACCGGAGTTAGCGGCTCCGCTATACGGCTGCGCCGGGTTTGCGGCATTATAATATGGCAGAACCAACGGATCGACATCGCTTTCAAGGAAAGAGGCCTCGATCAGATAGTTGGTAGACTGTCCTGTTGTCGTGGGGACTACAAGAGAAAACGTCGTAGACGATACATTGACGCCTATTTTTAGGAGCGGGTCAATCATGTCCGCCGGCAGAGAACCATAGGGTAAAGTGTCGATGGTCGTGAGCTGGCTGAGGCTGCCTGGTCCGACTGTTACCGTAAGCGATGGAGGGGAGGTTGGACTGCAAACAAGGCCATCGGCAATTGTGTTCTGCCCTAACACCGCCTGTGCCAAGTAGCCCAATCCAACCATGGCATTCAGATTGGTGGACAACAGATCAGTGTCCAGCGGAATGCTGCCGGGGTAGACGATAATTCGGTCCATGAGACTCTCCGCAAAGATTTAATCGATAATCTGCGTCCAACCTATCGTTGCGACAGGCTGAATGTTGCGTATGGCTGAATAGATATCGGCGTCGGTTATCTGGGCCTCTACCATGAGTAGGGACGCGTACTCGACCGCACCGACCCCGTAACCACCAGCAAAGTCACCCCACCCCGACACCAGCCTTATCCCACCAGTGTTTGGTCGGTAGGCCGTTAAAAAGAATTGAAACGGCAAGCCAAGGTTACCCCATCCCCCGCAGGTATTGTACGATAGCCCTCCTCCCTGCCCCTTGCTCGATGTATAACCGCCAGTGTCGGTCGTCCTGGCCGGCTCGAATAGCTTCGGCTCTCGTCCAGTTAGATCTTTGAGGGCGCTGGCTACGGCGGACCGGGTGCCACGGATGCGGAACATCTCGAGTATAATCCGCTTTCGTAGCGATTCATCATTCTCAATGGGGCGCCGTCTAAGTTGATTTCCAAAAAAATCCCAGGCGATAATGTCCAACCATATGTCACTGGCGCTGGCTATTCGGGCCTGAGATCTAACGTATTGCAGCATGGAGTAAATGAGCGCCCATGCGGCGCCCAGGCCGCCTAGCAGCGCGTCCAGGATTGGAGCGTTATCTGGGAACCAGCTCCCGGGTAGTACGGCGTTAAGCCTATCTTCGAAGTCGCCCTGGTCACCAATCATTTTAGTTCACCGACACGCTGCCAGCTTTAATGATCCCCGCGCTACCGGGGACAAGATCGGCTACGCTACCGTTAATCTGCACTAGCGTGACGTTGATGACCGCGCTATTGGCATCATAGGCGACTTGAGCCAAGCGAGTAATCGGCAATGCTTCGCCAATTGTCAATGAATTGATATAGCTCGTGATGACTGAGGTGACGGCCAAGATCAGATTCGCGTTTGAATTGGTTGAGGCCAGGATTATTGCCATGGTCACATTAGCCAACGTGACGATTGGCGGCTGCACCGCGAATATCGAGCCAATAGGCCGAACTGAATCGACGCTGGCATAGATAGTAGAGAGGAGCGAAGAAGGTGGATAGCCGGACCCGTCATCTACCGTGATGACAAAACTTCCCATCCGGCCTAAGCCGCCCGTGTCCACATTTTCCGCGATCGCGAATTCCAAACCCTGTTGGGTGCTGCTGATAGAATACCCGACGGCGTCGATTGTCGCTCGCGATAGACTCTGCAGATAGTTTTGAAACCTGGCGCGGAAAGCGGCATCCCCTTCGGCATCCAAACCATCATGTGTCGCCGTCGGGTTGGTGACCAAGTCAACGCCTGGCATGGCGGTAGCTATCAGCGAAATCGTGTTCGCAAGTACGTTGCTACCTCCTCCGGCTGTCTGCGCGACTATCGGAACGGAAATGCTGGCAACACCTGGATTCATACAGTATCCGTCAAGTTCCGCACTCCACACGGAGTTGGTTGTATCGGAGGCTATGGCAAACGTCAGCGTTCCGTCGCCGGTCCGAACCAAAGCTCCAGCCAGCACGAGCGAGGTCGATGTCGCAGTATAGCGTGAAAACGTCACCGCGCCAACCGCTGGTACAGCTGGCAGGCGCGTTAACGACATGTCGGCCATCCAGCTGTCGAGATCGCTCCCGGTGCTGGTTGTAGCCCTGGTCATCTGGAGCACCTGCAGGATCAACCATTGCATCCAAAGCGCCACTGAGGCATTGGCCTCCAGAACCGCACGCAATACCGAGCCGACCGTAAGATCCAACAATACGGTGGCCGCAGACTGAACTGCGGCAGCCATGTTCTGCACAAGGCTGGTGAACGTCTGAAGCGAGATCTGCATAATCAGGCGCTCACGGTAAATTCGAGTATTTGCGTGTTATTCGTTGCAGAATCCGTATATTGTATATTAACATAAATTATCGATAAAGCACCCGCCGGCGTTATTTGTACGTCGATAAGTGGCTCCGGCGTTCTTGCTACGGCGGTTTCCTTGAATATTTGGCTTCGGATTGTGGCGCTGATCAAGGACTTATTTGCCGGTGCGCCGACAAAACGAGCCAAGCCGGCGCCATAGTCGATATGCCAAATATAATCACCAGGATTAGTCAGCAAACGTCTTAACACTCTTTGCTGGCCCAAGACAGATCCAACTGCGATCGCGAAATCTCCTGTCGCGTTGGCAGCTACATCACCTTCCCACACTTGGAAGAGGTCGTTCATGCTAGTCAGTCCTGATCGTTGGGAATCGAGGTCGTGCCACCTCGTGAATCGATATGGGTATGCTGATCATAGTGACCGCGGAGGCCAGATAGCGCGCCGTGGCTGTCGTAAACATCTCCGTTCACGTGGAGGTCGCCGTTCATACGTATAGTTCCGTCATGCTGGAGCTTGATGAAGCTCCCAGAGCTGTGTACAAGCCAAAATTCCCCTACAGGCGCAGCGGGTGGCAATTTATCGGTACTAAACGCCGCGCCGATAATAACGCCATGGTCGGCGTTGCCTTCCTGCGCTAATACCATGACTTGATCTCCGGGCGAAGGCGGACAGATGAGCCCCCACCCGGGGCCTACCCACGGAGATAAGATCGGCAACCAGCCACTTAAAACACCTTCAGGTTGTAGCGTCACCCGTGCACATGCAGAACTGGTGTCCACCGAAGTCACGACGCCAAATCGCGGTTGTCCGGTTCCGCAATCCAGGGACTCAGCATGCGCTTTGATGATATTTAGAAGGCGTTCCATCTGTTAGGCCTAGGTTGCATCTGCAGTGGTTTGGCCACATGACAACGTCTGATGACTACTGCCCTTGGCCCTGATCCGTTGAGTAAAGCCTTCACTTATACTGAGTCGGCTTTCAACAAGATCGATGGAGTACATTTGGTCGAATTCTGTGCCCGTGCCTGTCACGATTAACTGCCCTGCCGGCGCGAGCGAAAGGTCACCCGGCACGGTGAGATCCACAACTCGTTCATGCATGGTGAGATCACGCAGCTTTTGGAGTACGAATTTCAAAGCTTGATCCGCGGTTAGGTTGGGGCGGACAAATACGTACTGCTTGCTGCTCGAGGATCCACCCGAGTTTGAACCCACATTGCCTGAATTGGTCACCGTCTGTACGAACGCGCTGCTTTGCCTGGAGTTCCAACTCTTGACGGTTACGGTGACATCTTGCGCCAGCGGTAGGCGTCGTTCCAACGTCATCTCGATGCAGTCGGTCGGCGTGACTATGAATGCAGTTGCTGTTGTATCGCTTGATGGGCGAAAATTCAGGGTCGTGCCGGTCACCGTAACGTCAAAGCCTTCCTGAAGTGCCAGGAACACCAACAGATCCCATTCGGTAGTCGATCTACTGTATTGACCGAGCGTTATACGGTCATGCTCGTCTTGATAATATCTGCCCACCGGCGTAGTGGTTTGTAAAACATTGGCGATCAAACCGTGTCGTTTTGCGAGCAACGAAGCGATCTCACTGGAGGTACGATTCGAAAATGTCTCCTCTGAGCGGGTCTCAATCAATTGCGTAGATAGATCTCGACCCGCGATATGGATCAATCCCTGAGTGACATTTAGTGTTACCGTATCGACGGTACCGTCGAATAAATTGACATACGATATGCCGTCTAGACTGAATAGTACCCTAATTGCGATATTCGTTTTTGAAGACCAAAAAGAATCACTACTAGGAGAGTTCGAAATCGACGCAAAAGATGCGGAAAATGTGTTGGCAGAAAAATGGCTGTTACAAACAACCTCGACATTCATCAGACCAGGAATCAGGATGCCGTTTGCCGTAACCTGCGCCGAGGGAGACCGTTCCTTATACCGAAAACTATTGAAGGGCAATCCCACCCCCAGCCGATTTGTCGACGGCAGGAATCATTAGAGTCACGAGGCCGAACAACATCGGATCCGTTAAATTGTTGAGTTGTGCAATTCGAATCCACTGTGTTGCATCGGAGAGCTCAGCAGCTGCAATTTGGAACAGATTGCCACCGGCCGAAATCATAGTTGTCACCGTTATGTACTCGCATTTGTTAGATTGACGCTAGTACGGCCGATATAGGACTGAGCATTAGTCAGGCAACTTATCTTTTGAGCCGCCGACACGAGGGCATTGATAGAGTTAGCCGCGCTAGACATACTACCTTCAACGGGCCAGGAAGCCGCTCCAAGAGTGGACTCGGCCAGAGAAATACCGGCTGCGACCGCGACACCAGAACTGGCGAGCGCAACGAGTGCCGAGGAGTACGAAGCCGTTCCTCTCACGGCCGCGTCGGGTGCTACGATCGCACTCTGTGTACTCGACAGATCAATCCCGACAGCCGAAGCAAAGGCGCACGCAGTTGTGACGTCAGTCAGTGCACTATTCGTAAGCGATAAAACCGGGTCCAAAGCGCTGCTTGCCTCATCCGCTACGACTATGCACGTTATCCGATAGGGTATCCACCACCCTGAACGATAATCTGCCTCAAATCTCTTTATGATGACAGCATAAAAGAATACATCCCAGGTGAGGGGCATAGCAAGACCGGATACCCGCATTTGATCGACCGCGCGAGCGCGAAAAGTTGCTGTCTCTCCTGAAAAGACACCTGAGAATGTAATGTCGCACTCCTCCCGCCCCAGTGCGTCGATGATTCGAGCGCCACCAAGCAGTCGGTGAATTGCCAGACGCTGGTCGCCTCCAATATTAATGCTGGCAGGAACTTCGAAGTCCTGAAAGGCTATCTGGCCAAGCAGAAGGGCGATGTTCGACATTGGCTAATGCTTCCATTAGGCACTCATGGGTGCGCCTGGCCAGGTGGGAGTCATGCGAGAATCGAATCCTGTCGCCGCTGCCCGTGGCATCCCTGCTGCCCTGACAAGGCGGTCGGTCATCCAGCGTCCGAGCTTGGACCCATCGATAAAAATATCTCCCTGCAGTCGAGGTGACTGCGACTCAGTCTGGGAAGCCTCTTTTAGAGGCAACGTCGCCTCGACACCCGAACGATGTGTCTCTACGGCTAAGTCCCGAGCAAAGGTGGGAGAATTTGGCGAGGAATCCCTCTGTGTCGATCTAGGCCAAAGCTTGGAGGCGAATCCTTGGGGGCAGGCTCCTGGCAAGGACCGAGGCCCGCTTGGGTCGCCGGATAGAGGCTGGGGAGTTTCAGCACCGATAGAACTAGGGCTGCCTGTAGTGGTCATACTCGGCATTACCGAGAGACTACCTCTCATTCTATCTTCTACAATAGTGGGGGGCATCCCGGGAAAGTCTGGCGGCCCATAGTTGCTTGGATTAACAGAGGCGCGATCGATGGTTTCTGCCGCCTGATGACCCGTGCTAGACGGAGAGATCGAGCCCCGGCTCGCAAACGATTCATCATCAGATGATCCAATAAAATAATGACTTGATACGAATGCGGAGGGGCTCCCGGTAGATTTACTGCCCTGCGTGGACAGCATGTCGATGTACAACTTCGTCGGCTTATCCAGGCTCGATGGGTTCCAACCAAGTCGGGCGGGGTAATCCCAAGATGAGATCTCGGCAGGCGGTTTGGGTTTTCCGTCTTCACTAAACTCGGAGCGAGGCGGCTGGTTCGCATCCGACGACGGTGCTCTAGGCCAATACTGCAGGTCGGCGCCTACACGGGTCAGCTGGTTGAGGCGTACTGCACTGCTGTCAACTACTCCATTTAAGGTGCTAAGGTCGCGGCGGATGGTCGCAAGTCCTTCTGAGACCCCGTTATCCAGCGCGAGAGTGATGCCAATAGTACACGCGTCAACCATGTCCACTTCCAGATATCAGTCGCGCGAACATGACCCCGCAGGCTATGCGATTTCCGAGCCGGCCATCAATTTGTTGCGCATACAAAGGGTCGGAGGTAGAACTACGATTCATCCAACATTCCACTGTAGGAGTGTAATGATACCTATTTATTCTATCTCGGTGAGAAATTCTTTGGCCTCTTTTGAATCCCGAGTGGGTGCGGTTGATGGTTTGGCCTCCTGACGACGCCTCCCGATCATCTCTTTGTTCGATCGAAGAGACCATCCCTCCGTCCCGACCTGCCTTCCACGGGGCAAGGCGGCGCTCGGCGGTCAGGAGCCTGCCCTTGGGCTTCACCCGAGGGATGGCCGTAGACAACCGCGCAGCGGCGCGAAGCGTCCTTGAGGGGCGAGCTCCGCCTTGCCATGCTGGACGCGGATCGGGACTCGAATGAGGTTTGGACGCATGCAGAACCAAGTCTTTGCAACGGCCTTGGCGATCGCCAAGCCGTGGTTTGTCAACGGCGTTGATTTCGACGTCGCCAAAAAGACCTTGACGATCAGTGTTGATTTCGTCGCCGGAACGCGATTTGCCGCCCCCGGCATTGCGGGCGTGCATCCGGTGCACGACACCTAGTTCAAGCGCCTGCGACATCTCAACTTCTTCCAGCACGAATGCTTCCTGGAGGTCAGAACGCCACGGGCGTAGCTGCCCGATGGGCGGGTCGTCCTGGTCGAGCCCGATTGGTTCGGCCAGCTTGCCAGCTTCACGCTGCTGTTCGAGGCGCTGGTGCTGGCCATGGCACAGCAGATGACCTTCGCCGCCGTAGCCAGGCTGGTCGGCCTGTCCTGGCATCGCGTCCATGCGATTTGTTCGCGCTATATCGACCTCGCCCTGGCCGAGGCGGATTT